TATTATGAACGATAGTGAATAATAAATACATTAGTGTTCAATCTTTAGATTGCAACATATAACGAACGTTAGTGAGTTATATGGGTATTGTAAGAATATTATAGAATATGTTATATAGTAATTTATGAAAACATAATTTAATAATTATTTAAACAATACTTTCTAATAATACTTATACTTCGTATAATGTGAATATGATATATAATAATAATTAATATAGAGTGAAGATAAATTATTAATTAATAAATATAAATAAGAATTAAGTTAATGTAGATTAGATAAGAATAAAACATATATCGTACAGTTACACTTCTTTACAATAAAACACTTGCAATGTGGAAATTATTTGTTATTATACCTACATAGCAAGAAGTAATATGAATAATAATTAGTTTATTATAATTATAACACTTTATAAAGTTAATAATTTAACACTATAAAAACTTTCTCCTCCATTAATCTCTTATCTGTGATAAATAAAACTAATACACAAACCACTTGTGGTAATGATAAGAGATTAATGTATTTTTTATTAACAAATCATTTCGGAGTCTATTTTGTTTTCTAATTTGAAATTAGTTGTATTTAGTAGTGCAACCTGTTCACCTTGTAAATCTTTAAAGAAGTATCTTGATACAAAGGAAGTTGAGTATCAGACAGTGGATGTCTTTGAGGATATGGATTGTGCCATGAAGTATAGAATTAGTAAAACACCAACAACGATGTTGATTAAAGATAATGGTGATGAGTTTTCTAGAGTGTTAGGTTTTAGTACACCAAAAGATAAAGAAGATATTGAGAAGTTAATCTTCCATATTACAAAATATTAATTGTGCAGATACCGTAAGGCTTCCCGTAAGAATAGCACAACCAACGGTTTGTTTTAAAACACCTTGACTGGTGTAAATCTTTCACCCACGATCAGATTACGGTGGGCATGAAACGTGTGGTTCTCCACCATGTAAGCGAAGGGGATTCTCCTAACGGAGTACATAATTACAAAGGAATGTAATTAATATAATATGGATTTGTTTAGGGGCTTTATAGCACTTTTTATTTTTTTCTAAATGTTCTAGTTGTGTCTTTAATTCAACGTTTTTGTATTGGTATAGCAAATAATCCTTAAAACAGGTGTCCCACTACCTTTTAATGTGGATTGAAAATAGGAAATATTATGAATAAACATTTTAGAGTGTTTGTTACATTAATTTTAATTGCTTCTATTTCATTATACAGTATAATCCCCTACTTTTACATGTTTGGTAATTAGTATGTTGGATGCTAGTGTATTATGTTTGGCTATAGCAATTTTTCACGAGAGTAGGGGTGAGAGTACAGTAGCACAATTTGCTGTAGCTGAAACTATTCATAATCGAAGTAAGCACCCATCCTTTCCAAGTGATTACTGTAGTGTAATAAAACAAAAGAGTCAGTTTTCTTTTTATAAAGGTTCAAAAACATTGAAACCTCCTAAGTATGAATTACAAGCTTGGGAAAAGAGCGTACAGGTTGCTCAGAACTTTTCTAAAAATAAAACAAATTATACAAATGGTGCTTTATATTTTAACCACAAGAGTTTAGGTATTCGTTATAAAATTACAACACGTAACGGAAAACCTTTCAAGTGTGGGGCACACATTTTCTACTAAGGAGGGTGTCTAACGACACAAAACTTATGTCATTTAATCAAAAAGATATTAATGCTAAAACAATTAGAGCAAAACTTATTGGTGAATTAGATACAACCATTGAAGCTATGAAGATTGCTCTAAGAGATACTTCTTTATCAAGTAAAGATAGATATAAAATTGCTTCTGATTATCTTGGTTGGATTATGAAAGTTGAAGATAAGATTCTTCGTGATGAAGATCATGCTGAGACGATGAAGTTCAAGAAGCTTAAAACAAAAATTGCTAGTCAAGAGTTTGAAGAAAGAGAAGTTGAAAGTTTTGGTCAAAGTGTTAAACCACTTAATCAACCGAAGTTCAAACCTTACATGGATGATACCGATAAAGTTAGTTAGGAGTTTTAATGGCTAGAATAAAAAAGAGAACTCAAGTTAAAGTTGTTGAGGACGATGTTTTATTTCAACCATCTTCTAAAAAACAAGAAATGTTCCTCCAATCAAAAGCATTTATCACAGTGTTTGGTGGGGCAGCTATGAGTGGTAAAGCGCAACCTCTATACTCAAAAGTTAAAACAACATCTGGATGGAAGAGAATGTCCGATGTTGAGGCTGGCGATACTGTAATAACACCAAATAAAGGTGTTGCAAAAGTTTTATCAACACATCCTGATCAGATGATTGAAGTTTACGAGTTTGAACTGTTTAACAAAGTTAAAGTTAGATCAAGCACAGATCATATGTGGGTTTTCAAGGTTGACGATGTTCAAAACTTCGGGGATACAAACAAGATAACCAGCATGTTTCTTAAAAATAGAAACATAAAAATACCTGTTATAAAAAGGGGTAGGGTTGCTTGGATTAAGCTGAAAAATGTTACCACTTGTGGTTGGCAAGAATGTAAATGTATCTCTATAGACAGTGATGATCACTTATATATCACAGACAATAGTGTAGTAACACACAACACTTATCAAGGTTTGATGAGATTCCTTTGGTATGTTGATGACCCACTCTTCTCTGGTTATGTTGTTCGTAAAAACGCAACAGACTTTAAGAAAGGTGGTGGTGCTTTTGAAGAAGCAATAAGGATGTTTAAAAAGTACGACCCAAACATGACGTACACAAAACAACCTATGCAAATAACATTCTCATCTGGTGCAACAATTAACTTTATTGGTCTTGATGGTGAATCTGGTATGGATTCTATTCAAGGTATCCAGATTACTTGCGCAATGATTGATGAAGCAACACATTTAACAGAAGAAGAAGTTTTCTGGTTAATTACTCGACTTCGGGCAACTTCAGACAACATCACACCGTGTATATGGTTAACATGCAACCCAGACCCAGATCATTTCTTGTGTAGATGGTTGGAAGATTATTACCTTTACCCAAGAAATACATACGTAGATGGTGAATTAGTTGAGGGTAGACCAATACCAGAAAGAAACGGTGATACAAGGTATTTTGTTCGTATTGGTAACAGTATTAGTTGGGGAAGCTCTTATGATGAGATGTTTGAAAAACACAAACACTTATTCCCACTAGATGAGAAAGGGAAATCAACTTGTGTACCTCAATCTTTTAAATTTATAGGTGCTACATGTTTAGACAACCCTAAGATGCTTGAGAAAAACCCAAACTATGTTGCTCAATTAGCATCGTCTCCACGTATTAAGATGGAGAGGTTGTTAAAAGGTAATTGGTTTGCTCGTGAAGAGGGTTCTGGTTATTTTAAACGTGAATGGGTTGAAGTTGTTGATAGAATTGATGCTAAGGTTAAGAAGCGTGTCAGGTGTTGGGACGTTGCTGCAACAATGCCTAGTGAAAAGAATCCACACCCAGACTTTACAGCAAGTACAATGATGTCTTTGTGTGATGATGGTTATTATTATATAGAACATGCTGTTCGTGATCGGATTAGAATTAATGATGTGATTGATTGGATTATTAATACATCCATAGACGATAATGAGTATTGTAACTCTATTGTTCACACTTATATTCCACAAGACCCTAACGCTCAAGCAAAATACACAACCCAACAATGGGTGAATAAAGCTTCTCAAAGCGGTGTAGCATTAAAGGTTAGTAAGAACGTAACAACAAAATCTAAGTTGACAAAGTTCTTACCATTTGCTGCGGTTGCTGAAGCTGGTTTAGTTAGAATTGTTCGTGGTGAATGGAATGCTATGTTGCTTGATGAAATGGAAGCATTTACAGGGGACCGAAGTACCGCACAAATCAAAGACGATTTGACGGATACAATATCAGACTGTTTTTCAAAATTAGCTACAAATAAAGAACTACCAATGCTGTCTGTTTCAGCTATTAGAATGTAAGGATGTAAAATGGCACAAGATACAGTTGCTAAAAACTCTGAAAATAAGCAAGCTCCTGTGCCTAGAGAAATAGGCACTTTAGGATTGAAATATGTTGATGGTAGAATCTTAGAGGATGCTCGTAAAGAGTTACAGTTCCCTAGAAGTATTCAAACGTTCGATGAGATGTCACAGAACGTTGCTATTGCTTCAGCTTTAAATGCTGTTAACATTATTGCATCTAGAGTACCAATCTACTTTGAACCTTATGATCAATCAACAAGGCATGTTGAAAGAGCTAAGTTTGTTGAAGATTGCTTATTCAAAGATATGACACATTCTTTCTACGATTTCCTACGTGAAGCTTTAACGATTAATAAATACGGATTTAGTATCCACGAGAAAGTTTTTAGACGTAGGTTACGTAAGAAAGGAAGTAAATATGATGATGGTAAGATTGGTATTCAAAAGTTACCAATCCGAGCGCAAGCATCTGTAGACAGTTGGAAGTTTAACGAGAAAGTTACAGAGTTACAAGGTTTTTATCAGAAACCATCTAACGATAAAAGATATGGAATAAACATTAAAGATAAGGTTTATATTCCCCGTGAAGATTTCTTGTTGTTCAGAACAGACCCTATCAATGGTAATCCAGAAGGTAGAAGTCCTTTAGTTGCTTGTTATGAAGCTTGGAGGAAAGTTCAACTACTTCTTGAAGCTGAAGAAATTGCAGCATTTAAGAATTTAAACGGTATTCCTGTTTTAAAGATTCCAGCAATTTATATGTCTGAGGATGCAACACCAGAACACAAACAAGTTTACAAAACATTTAAAGATGGTGTTACGAAACTTGGTATTGGTGAACAACAAGCTATTGTTATCCCATCAGATAGAGATGAGAACTCTTCACCGTATTTTGATTTCGATGTTAAATCTGCAACAGCTTCTAATATTACAGCATTATCAGGAATTATTCAAACAAGAACCAATGAGATTTATCAGTGTTTGTTTGCTGATGTTCTTCAGATGGGTAATGAACGTGGTGGTAACAGCAACCTAGCTCAGAATAAAGCTTCAATGCTTAATATGCTTGTTGAAGTTAGATTAAAAGAAATCTTTGATCAGATAAATAGAGATTTAATCCCACACCTTTTCCGTTGGAATAAATGGGATGATACAAAAACTCCACAAATTAAGTTTGGTAAATTAGCTGATCTTAACTTTGCTGAATACGCTAAAGCAATGCAACAGTTGAAAGCAACTAAGTTAATTGCAGTTACTCCTGAGAACGTAAACTTCATTGCTGAAGTTATGCAATTACCATTCCGTGTTCCATTAGATGCTACGAAAGAAGAGCTTGATGAAATACTCGGTGTTGAGGATGAAGATGATAGTAGAAGCGGATCGGGCTTGGAGAAAGGTTCTGGCAACGGAACTTCAGACGAAGTTAGTGAGCTTGACAACTCAGCAAACAATTTAAGTAATAAGTGAGGTTTAATGAGAGTAAAACCTTTGTATAAGGATAGATACTACGTTTATGCTTTATATAAGCCTTGCGGTACTCCGTTCTATATTGGTAAGGGTAAGGGTAATAGGGTTAATATGCACTTCACCCAACACAGTCTTTCGAAATCTAAATCACAAAAGAACAAGATTATTTTGAAATATGGTGACTTAATCAAAAGAGAAATACTTTGTTATTTTAGTGACGAAGATTCTGCTTACAGCTATGAAGAGTCTCTTATATCTAAATACGGTTTAATTTCTGAAGGTGGAGTATTAGCACAGTATGCAAAAACAAGAAGTGAATATTCGAAAAACTTCTCTGAAGTTGCTAAGTTAAACTCAGCTAAGAAATGTACAGAAGATGTTGAAAAAGTAGTTCTGTTTGCATACGTTGAGTATTTCACCAACAAGAAGAGCAAACAAGAGATTTCTGAGATTTTAAATCAAAAGCTTGGTACAGTTCGAGCTTGGTTGAGTGGTGAGAAACACAAGGGTTTATATTCGAAATACATATCCTCTGGTCTTGTTAAGAAAAACAGGGAATATGATGCTGGTTTCAAGCTAGATAAGAGGTTCACTGTTAAGCAGTTAAAACAATTCAGACTTAGATGGGTTCTAGGTGAGTCCACAGGTGTTTTAGCTAAAGAAATTGGTGTAACAACATCAACACTAAAAGACATTTTCGTAGGTAACAGTTGTTACGGTCTTTTTGATGATTACAACAGTTTTCCAGAGAGATATAAAAATAGGAAGAATAAAGGAAAATGGCTAGAGGACAAAATGTAAACTCTCTTGTTTTTAACAAACCATTGTTAATAACATTAGATGCTTTACAACCAATTACGGATTATTTATCCAGCCCAGAACGGTCTGCAAATTTAAAACTATCAAAACCAGATGAAGTTGTCGATCTAAAACTTGAAGATTTCAACAGTGATCAAGATTACCGATCTTATAAGTTAAAAAGTCTTGGCATCAATCCAGAGACAATGGTTGGTTTGGTTGACATCTCTGGAACACTTGTTTACAGAAAAGGGCAGATGAACGCTAATTGTATAGAACTTGTTTCTTACGAGGGTTTGAAAGAGCAAGTTGAAATGCAGATCAATGAGGGCGTTAAGTCAATTGTTTTCAAGATTGATTCTGGTGGTGGTGCAGCACTTGGTATGGAATCTGCTGCAAAATATATTAAAAAGATTACAAAACAAAACGGAGTAAAAACCGTTAGCTACGTTGACGGTAGTGCTTGTTCAGCAGCATACGGATTAGCTGTTATGGCTGATGAGATTGTATCTCACCCTATGGGTCAAGTAGGTAGCGTTGGTGTTGTTGTTGCTTTGTATAATGACTCTAAAATGTTGGATAACATGGGTGTTAAGCGTCAGTTTGTTTTTGCTGGTGATAATAAAATACCTTTTGATCATTCTACAGGAGAGTTCACAGATAAGTTCATCAGTGACTTACAAAAATCTGTCGATAAGACATATAAATCTTTTGTTAATCATATTGCAACGAATCGAGGTTTATCTCAAGAAGCTGTAATTAATACACAAGCTTCTGTTTTCGATGTTGATGAAGCAATGGGTTTAGGTTTTATTGATAAAATAATGGAACTTGAAGATTTTGAGGTTTCTTACGGTCTCAAAGTTCAAAAAAGTAATGTTACAGGATATGGTCAAAACTTAGAGCTACCTGTAGAAAACAAACAATTAAAATCAGAGGACACTCAAAAGGGTGAAAAACTTATGACAATGGAAAATCCAAACGTAGATGCTCAAGATAAAACATTACAAGAGCAATTAACGACTTTAACAGAACAACTAAATACTGCTGAATCTGAAAAGCAAAAGTTAAATTCTCAAGTTTTAGCACTACAAGAAAAAGAAACTACTTTACAAGCTCAGTTAGCTTCTGCATTGGCGGATAAAGCTAAAGCTGAATTAGATTTAGATACTTTCAAGAAAACTACTGAAATGAATGCTCGTGTTGAACGATTAGCAGCAGTATTTGGTTCTGAAAGTGAAAAGGTTGCTTTATATTCTGAAGCATTTAAAGATTTACCACAATCTGCATTTGATGCTTTTGTTGGTGAATTTGAAGCATCTCTTGAAAAACAAGATAAAGAAATGGAAGAGAAAGGACACAACGCTCCAGTTGACACTGTATCTACTGTTGATTCATTAAAACAAGCTGCTGAACAACGTGCAGCTAAACGCAAGTAATTTGTAATAAAAGGAAATAATAAAATATGGCTACTTCAGTTTTTGATTTAGATACGTTGACTGGATTAAACTTCACCACTTGGGATGAAGTGTTTCCATCAGAGAATGGTCAACAAGTTGGTTGGCCACGTCAGAAAGTTGCATTAACGGGTGCTACAGGTGTTTATCAAATTGGTACGTTAGTTGTTCTTGGTGCTGATAACACTACTGCAACTGTGCCAGCTAACACTGCTGCATTACTTGCTGCTACTGCTGGTAAGATTGCTATTCTTGGTGGTAAAGATTTAAAAGGTAATGCTTCTACAGGTTTCAATCGCAATATTGTAGAACTAAAAGTTGGTAATACAACTGAGACAGAAGCAGTAGTTGTTTTTGATGGTCGTAATGGTGGTGCTATCGGTGATGCAGAAATCAAATTCCCATCAGATGCTACCGCAGCAAACAAAGCAGCAGTTTTTGTTCGCTTAAAAGCAGAGAACGGCTTCAAAGTATTGAAACAACAAGTTTCTGGTTAATTAAATAAGGATATAAAATAATATGGCTATTGTAAACCCATTAGACAAATCAGGTTTAATCGACATCACAGGTAGTTTGGATTCAGTTCGCTACCCTTACGGTGTTTTCACGAAAACTGGTTTATTTACCCCTGAATATGTAACTCAACACCAAATCATTGCTCAAATTGATGATCGTGGTCTTGGTAAAATGACTGGTTTCACATCTCTTCGTGAGCGTGATGCTATGCGTACAGCTAAGCAAAAACGTAAAGGTGTTGCATTAACAATTCCAGCGTTGAAGATCGTTGAAGAAGTTACTTGGGAAGATTTCGCTGGTATCGTTGCAGACTGGTCAACTTTAACTCCAGAAGCTCGTGAAGAAACTCTTAATGAAGTTGTTCTTGATCGTTTTGAGCGTATGGATATGGCTATGACTCAAAACAAAGAGTATATGGCTATGACTGCTGCTAAAGGTGCTATGCGTGACCCTGCTGACGGTAGTATCTGGGTTGATATGAACGATGTGCTTGGTACAACACGTATCACTCATCCACTCGATTTAACAGATGCTAACTTAGACATCATTTCTTGGGCTATTGAATTAAAAGCTAAATTACAAAAAGCTTCTAAAGTTGGTTCAGTAATTCCTGTTGTTGATGTATTTGTTAACTCTGCTGATTCACAAGCAATCAACATGCACGCTTCTATTGCTCCTTTACGTGCTAACCTTTTAACAGGTTTAGGTGCTGGTGGTGTTGCTACAGCTTCTAACATCTTATATTCTACTGTTAACTTAACAGAGAACGGTATTACTGAGATTCTTGATCTTAAGAACGGTGTTCGTTTTATGACTTACCCTGCTACGTTCACTCAGTACGATGGTGATGTTGTTGACTTAACTCCAGAAGGTTCAGCATTCACAGTATTACGTGGTCTACGTGATCTATACCGTGTTGCTTATGCGCCAGCACCTTACTTGTCTAAGTTAGGTAGTCGTGGTACAGAGGACTTTGTGTGGCGTACAGATGTTAAGCATGATCAACAATTTGAAGTTGGTCACGAATCTTATCCATTGTATTACATGACTCAACCAGCTTTGGCTGCTGATATTGTAATCACAAAAGCCTAATTAGTTGGTAGTTATTATTTGAGGTGTTGGGTTTCGACCCACCCTCATTTAAATTTATTTAAATTTCATTATTATTTTAAATAGAATATTAAATGTTTTATTTACAATAATATAAGGAATCAATATGGCAACATGCACACCGTTAACAGGTGAAGAATTACAAAATAAAATCCTTGAAATGCGTTTGGAGTGGGGTGATATTGATGAATATGAGATGTTACTTCAAGATGAACAATATGCTATTTTAATTAATAAATATCATTGTTCAGGTGATGCTGCTTTAAGTCGAAATGTTGGAATGACATTATTATCTAGATTAGCATTTAGCTCTGTTCGTGAACGTGTTGGACAAGAAGAACGTTACGGTCAAGATGCTTTTAATAACTACTTTAAGTTATTAGAGAAGAAACTTAAAGACCCTGCTTTCGGCATGTTAACACCTATTGCATATTTTGGTGGTACATATAGAGATGTTTCAGAATATTATGCTACATCGAATGAGTTTAACTGGCAACCGTTTTATCGTGGTAGCACTACAGGTCAACCGATGTGGAGAGGTAAACGCATCTTCAAAGCGAATGGTCAAATCATTGAACCTTATGAACACGATACAAATGAAACAGGTGGTGTTGTAGATCATTATATTCCTCTAAATGAAATAGAGAATATGAATCAACCATAGGTGATGTATGAGTAAGAAAAGACAAGCTCAACTACTTCAAGGTGTTGATGTTCAGATGACTCTTACTGAGGATTATAGTGGTTTAGTTAAAATGGTTAAAGCTGCTAAAACAGCGAATCAAAGACACATTAGATTTGGTTGGTTAACTAAAACCAAGTATCCAAATGATGAAAGACACAAAAACCTCTACGTTGCTCAAGTTGCTTTTTGGCAAGAGTATGGAACACACAAGATTCCAGCAAGACCTTACTTTAGACAATTGGTAAATAAAGTTAAAAGACAATTCTCACAAGACATTAGAGAGTTCTTTATCAAAGTTACTCAAGGTGTCTGTGACGATGCTAAGTTGAAATATTTAGCAAACGAGATTGAATACTCATTCCATTCAAATGTATCAAGACAACACAATGCTCCATTAAGGAGATATACAATTGAAGCTAAAGGTAATGATTCACAATGGGATGAAACAGGTAGGTTATTAAACTCTTTTAAATCTCAACTATTCTTTAAGAATATAGATAATGTAAAACAAAGAGATGTCAAATTAGAAGATTTCCTTAAATACTGGAAACGTTAATTATTAGTAATCCTTATATAAGAGGTGTAATTTATGGGTGTTTCTAATTTAGGAAAGAAGCTTCATAAGATTTATAGAGATATGGGTGCTGGTGAATGGGTTGATGGCGAATACGTCCCAGCATCTAAAAAAGAGTTATTCATAAAAGCAAATATACAACCATCATGGTCTTTTAAAACAACGATGATGTTACCATCGGGTGATAGAGATAGACGTGCTATATGGTTCAGCAGTAACGATTGGGTTTATGAAGCATCACATGGGGCTGAACCTAAAGAAGCTGATATTATTGAATACAATGGTGCTAAGTGGGAAGTTAAAGCTGTAAACCCTTATGGTAATTTTGGTACACATTGTGAGGGTGTTGCTGTGTTAATCGAAACAGAACAAAGACCACGTAAAGATGGGGTGATTAATGAAATATGAATCCTCACTGATAAGTGCTTTACAAAAATGTTTACCAACAATGAAGTTTATACTTTCAGATAGGAATGGTGTAGAACCGTCAGCACCTTATTGTTTAGTAAACATTATTGATATTCAGAATATTGGTAGACCCTACTTAACAACAGCAAATAAAGGTGGTATTCAAGTTGAGGAAATTACTCAACATAAACATATTAGTGTTTCATTAACACTCCATGCTGTTGCCACAGATTCATCACAAGATGCCTTTGAACGCTTTAGTATTGGTTTAGGTAGTTCTTTTGTTAATAACACATTTGTACAAAATGGTTTAGGAATTGTTGATTACAACGATATTGTATATCAATCTACACCAGTTGAAAGCTCAACACAAGGTACTGTGATGTATAAACGAGCAATACTTGATTTAACATTATCATCAGAAAGAACAGAAGAATACGAATCACCGTTTATCAAAGTTGTTGAAGTTGAAGGTGATCTAATTGATACAGATACAGATTTACAAATGACTATTGATTTTAATTTAGGGTGATTCAATAATGGCAGAACAAAAGATAAATGAATTACCAGTTACACCATTAGCTGAATTTACTGATAATGATTTCTTTGTAATCATCAACGATAACAAAGGTGAGATTATTGAACGTACTAAAGTTTTGAATTGGATTCAAGCTAACGTTCAAGGTGAGAAAGGCGATCAAGGTGTTGCTGGTGCAAATGGTGCTAACGGAACAAACGGTATTGATGGTCAAGATGGTGTAGATGGTTTATCAGCATACCAAATAGCAGTAAATAACGGTTTTGTTGGTACAGAACAACAATGGTTAGATAGTCTAAAAGGTGCTACAGGTAATAGCGGTATCAACGGTACTAACGGATGGTCTCCTGTATGTGCTATTGTCAATCGTGGTGACGACAGGGTTGTTCAGATTACATCTTGGGTTGGTGGTACAGGTACTCCACCGTCTACCACTGGATATATTGGCTCATCTGGTATTGTGGCAAACATTGCGAATGCTATCAACATTCGTGGCGCACAAGGTTTACAAGGTATTCAGGGTATTCAAGGTGTAGCTGGTAATTCAGGTTGGTCTCCTTTAGTTAGAATAGAGACCGATATACCAACAAATAATAAATACCTATATCTTTACGATTATACAGGTGGTACAGGTACTAAACCAACCACTGTGGGTTATTTATCAGATTCAGGTATTACAGCTTCCCCTGTGATTGGTAGTGAAGTTGGTTTTGCAACATACAATGAAGCTGGTCAAGTTAAGATTACTTACACAGGATTGACTTTAAATAACTTTACAGCAAACACTTATAAGAATTTTGATATTATTTCAGCAACACAAACGATTGTTGCATCACCAACCACAACTTATCCAAATAGTACACCTAACAATTATTCTGGTGTTTTTGATGGTACTAGAGGTACATCACCAAATGGTAGGTTGATTGAAAATCCCATCAGTGGTCAAGTTCACGGTTGGAGGATTCAAGGTAGTTGGTCAGGTAAAAGTACAGTAGGTAGTGGTGTTGAGATATTGCACCTACGAATTAGAAACCCTGTTAGTGGTTTTCAATTAGCAAAATCTATTGTGATGTCAAATAACTTAGCCACAGGTGACTTCTTTGATGAGTTAATTACTGTTGCTGATAGTAACAGTATTCCATCACCTAACGGTTACATTTTAGAAGTTGCTTCCTCAACAACCGATGCTGGTTTGACTGTTAGTATTGATGCAATTACAAGAATCTCTTACGCAAAAGAATCAAACCCTAACTAGGAGGGATTATGTTTTTAAATAACTCTCCTGTTAATGTTCAGATAAACTTAGAACAACCTGTTGGTTTAATATCATCAGCATTTAACAGTGTTTGTTTTATCACTGAGAATGACACTGTTCCAGAGAGAACAATTGAAATAACTAAACTCTCAGATGTTCCTTTAAATGGATATTTCATTGATTCTAAATTGTATAGTTTTTGTAGAGCTTTATTCAAACAGAAAACAAATGTTAGAGTTTTTGTTAGAAATAAAAGAAATAATGAAACTTACGAACAAGCTTACGATGCTGATGATAACTCAGAATACTACTTCACAGTAATTGATAGTAAAGATATTTCAACCATATTGAATTTTAACGATCATATTCAATATGAAATGAAATTACAATTCTTCTCATTAAATCAAGATGTATCGACTCAAATTATGAGTAGAAAAATTGTTTATTTCTATCAACCTTACTTTGACGATTATATTCTTTATGATAGTGGCAACATTGTTGAAACAGACAATGATTTCTTCATAGAGACAACAACAAACTCTTATTACACCTCGGATGGAACAGGGTTTTGGAACTTTGATACACCTGTTGGTACAGTTGTTGATTGGGATGATACGAGTAATTTACTTTTAGAAGTTCAAGACTTAACAACAGAACAAGCTGAAACAATACCTTATAAATACCCTGAAGCAGCATGGATTGGTGCTTGTGGTGGTTTATTCCCCAGTAGAGTTCAATGGTTGTGGAAAGAGTTGATTGGTGCAAGAGTTTTTGATTTAAAACAAATTCCAGATTTATCTACAACATATTCAATTGTTCATAAAACAGAATCAACAAACGGTAGTGGTTTAACAGGTCAAGAATTTCCAATTGAACAGCAAGTATCTTTAGATTGGGTTAAATACGCAATACAGAAGAACCTGTGGAATATTTTATACACGTCAAGGAAAGTCTCTGCAACAAGTAATGGTTTATTAATATTAGAGAACGGATTGAAAGAGGTTTTGGATGTTGCTGTTGATGAAGGAATATTCTCTACATACCAAATCACACAAAGAGTAGTTGATGCTAATACAGCTAAAGCTTCATTCAAATTTACAGCATATTTAGTTTACTCAATACTTGGTGTTGATAAGGTTGAAGGTGTTGTTTATCAATAACAGTGACAAAAGATCACTTTTGATCACAATGTCATACAAATTAAAGTAAAATAAAAAGGAAATAATATTCATGTTAACAGTTGATCAAATTGTTCGTGTAATCATTAAACGTGAAACAGTAAGTAAGACAGTTCGTGATCTACAAAAAGTTGCTGTTCTCTCAGTTCACACACGATTCGCTGAAACGTTCCGTAGGTATCAATCTACAACAGCTATGCTTGCTGATGGTTTCTTAACTACAGACTTTGCATACATTGCAGCACAACGCATCTTTGCACAATCACCTAGTATTAGAGAAATCATTGTTGGTAAAGCAATTGATGTTCCTGTAACTGGTGTTGATTATGTTGCTGACATTACAAAGTTACAATCAGAAGCTAACGATTGGTTCTTCTTAATCACTGATGCTACTGATGATGCTGACAAAGAAGCAATTGCTGATTATATTGAAACTCAAATTGCAATGTATGTATTTAGTGACAGTAATGCTGCAACACGTACATCAGCAACTACAGACATCTTCTCTGTTCTTGGCGGTAAGGGTTTGATGCAATCTATCGGTATCCATATTAAAGATTCTACAGTTAAAGCAGCAGAAGCAGCTTATGTTGGTAAGTTTGCAGATGATGTAATTGGTAGTAATTTATGGTTACATAAAGCTTTAACAACATTAACACCAGAAGTGTTTAGTGCTACAGAGATTGGTTATCTAAACCAAAAGAATGCTCAGTATTACACTAAAGTTGGTGCAGACCCATCTGTTGAGGGTATGGCTACTGTAGTTGGTGGTGAACGAATCCACGTAATCTTAGGTAGTATTTGGTTAGAGGTTCGTATTGGTGAAGCAATGTGGAATCTATTATACAGTAAATCTCGCATCCTTTATACAAATGGTGGTATTGATCAGTTTAAAGCTGTATTAGTTACAGTGTTAAATCAAGCTGTTGAGTACAATATTCTTACAGATGATACTCCATTCCAAATCTCTGTTCCTGATGCTAACAAACTTACATCACAAGAACGTGCTAGTGGTATTCTTTCTAAGATTACATTCCGTGCAAGATTGGCTGGTGCAATTATCTTTGTTGATGCTGTCGAAGGAACTGTCTACGCTTAATTGTGTAGACTTAAATAATAAATAATAATTTAAGGAAAAATAAATGGCTTCTACATTATCCTCTTATGTACCTTCAGCAGTAACGATTGTAATTAACCACCCTGCTACTAATACAACTCATGTACTTGGTGGTTACTCTACCGATTCAGTTGTTTCTATCGAGTTCCCAGATGAAACATGGACTGAGACTGTTGGTATTGATGGTCACACTTATCGTACACATCGTTTAGATCGTACATATCGTGCAACAGTAAGTCTATCTCAAAACTCTCGTAGTAATGATGTACTAAACGCTATTGCTCAATTTGATCAACAAGATTTATCAGGTATTGATGGTATCTTTACTTGTACAATCACAGACAAGTCTGGTCGTTCATACTTATACTCAAATCAATGCTTTGTTAAAAAACCTCAAACACAAGATTTCGGCAGTTCAAACTCTAACCGTGAATGGGTTATTGTCTTAGCTGGTAGTGATTCTTATGTTGGTGGTAGTGAGATTATTGATCAAGAGACAATGGATGTTTTAACAGCATTTGGTATTGTTGTTGATGAGAAATGGACTCGCTTAACAGCTTAATAAATAAAAACACCTAATAAAAGGATGCTAAATGTCTAAATTATATTCTTATGTACCTTCATCTGTTAGGTGTAAAATCTTTGGTGCATCTGTCGATGGATATTCAGATTCAAACATATTTGATATTGAGAGAGATGCAGCAGCAACAACTTTTAGGAAAGCTCAAGATGGAAGTCACACAGCTTTCCTAGATAAATTTGGTAGCTATCGTGTTAAGCTTTATGTGTCACAAGCTAGTGAAGCTAACACATGGTTACACCTAATATTTAAACTGTATCAGAAGATTGGTGCAGAGTTTAAAATACCTTTTCAAATTGAAGATGGTAGTAGTGGTTTAAAATTTACAGCTTTAGATGTTTTCTTTGAGAATGAACCAAGAACTGTTAGACAGAAAGAAATCTCTGTTGTTGAGTGGGATTTTGTTTGTCACAATGCAGCTTACAACATTGAGGGTCATGGTGAATCAAATGATCTTGCAGAGGTTGTATCTAGTATTGTTAGATTGATTGAGTTATCAGAATTAGCTGGTGTTGATCTAAGTGTATTACAAGATAAGATTTCATCAACTCTAGATTCATCTTTGTCTAAACTTATGGAGAGGTTTTAATGTCAATACTTAATGAATTGGCTAGTAAAGCTAAAGACCTCTTAACAGGTGGTGATTTTCTAAATAGGAAAACCAAAGTCTACGATGCTTCAAAGAATAAGATTATTGTAGCTGGTTTCAATTTAGATGGCGTTGTAAGCTCGTCACTGTCTCAACAAGCGGTGTCTAAAGTAGAGCAAGGGGTATCTAGGGGTTACTATACTTTCGTTGACGTATGGGACTCTCAGACGCTTACAGTAAATGTTTTACCTACAGCGAAGTGTAACGATCTTCTAGAACTACTAGCAACAGAACAATCAAAGAAAAAAGGTTACTTCTCATTATATGTTTCTGAGAATGGTAACATTGTTAATGTTTATAAAGCAAGGTTAATCTCAATACCAGAAAGACAAATGCAACTAGAAGCAAATGATAGACAATATGTGTTTGGTTTATACACCACACCATCAGAAAGTTTATCTTACGATTCAACAACAACTTAGGAGTGAGTAATTTAATACTCAAAAATAAATATGACACAAGTAGTTAAAAATAAACAATCAATTAAAACGATCAATGATCGAGTATATACAATCAATGCTTTTCGTGGTGAAAAGGGTTGGGAGTTTCTACCAAAACTAACTAAATATGTATTCCCTTTTATTGGTTTGTTAGGTGGCTCTTCAGAAGAGGGTGGAATGTCAGATGAGGAAGCTGGTAGTGCTTTAATGAGTTTACTCTCTGGTGATAATGCTAAAGAGATTACACACTTAATTAAAGATTTAGTTTCTGAAATTGAAGTTAATGGGATGAAGATTGATTTCAGTAATGAATTTGAAGATAACTATGATGCTTTATTAATTTTAGCAATTGAAGTTATTAAATTAAACTATTCAAACTCTTTTCAAAGACTCGTTACGAATTTACCAAATCTATTGAACTAAATTCGTCTACGAGGGTAAATAAACCTGAGATAGAAAAAATAGAGAAGAATTTCTCAATGCCTATTGTCTGGTTACACATCCTAGATAACCCAAATGTTAACTTCATTGATACGTTGATGAAGTTAAAGTATGAACTAACAGTTGAAGATGTTTATGATCTTCTTGAATACTTAGAGTATTTAAAATTTAAAAATCACGAAGAATACTTACGACAAAAAGAAGAATCAAAACGTAAATAGTTGTATCGTTAAGGAGTTATAATGCAAATTGCTAGTTTATTCGCATCACTTGGGTTTAAGGTTGATGATAAAGGTTTAGATTTATTCCAATCAAAACTAAAATCTGTTCGTGCTGATACAGCATTGTTTGCAAGGAATGCAAAAGTATTAGCTTCTAACCTAAGAAGCATGTCAGCATCTTTAGATGGTGTTACAACCCGTTTAGATAAGGTTGGTTTAAAGAAAGCTAATACTAACATATCAGATAGTTATACGGAAGTTGCTAAATCTGTTGCTCGTGTACACAAAGCTTTAAATGGTATTGCTAACAATCAAAAGAGGATTACACAAGCTTTAGGTAAGATACACGGTTCTATCAGAGTTGGTACTCCGATGTGGGACAACTACACAGCATCGGTATTGAAAGCTAAAGATGCTTTAACCTCCGTTAATGGTAAGATACAGCAGATAAGAAAGAACGGTTCTGTAGCAGTTAGAACAACAACTACAAACACATCCATCAATAATAACACTGGTGGTTTTGGATTTGGTGGTAATCGGAATAACAGTCCTTTTGGAATGGGTAGTAATTTCGGTGGTGGTTTCTTTAGAGCAATGCTCCCTGCTGTTGCTACAGTTGGTGGTTTACCTACAGTTGGTTATGCAATAAAAGAGATTGTTCAAGCTGGTCGTGAAATGCAAAAAGTGCAAAACACGATGAGGATGAACACAGAAGGACAGAAAGACTATGCTGAGTCTATGGAGTTTGTTAGAAGCGAATCAAACAGACTTGGTGTTAGTAATGTAGAGTTTGGTAAAGCATACGCAAAACTTCGTGGTGATGCTGGTGATGTAAACCCTAAAAAAATCCAAGAAGTTATGACAGGTTTCTCTGAATACATGGCTGTTCTTGGTAGTACAGCAGATGATCAGAAAGGTGTTTTCAGAGCATTAGGGCAGATGTTTACAAACGTCACTGTACAAGGTGATGAATTAAACCAATTAGCTGAACGTGGTATTTCCAAAGGTCTATTCAAACGAGTAGCAATGGAAGTTTACGGTATCAAAGATGCTGATAAATATAGAAAGTTTCAAGAAGCTGGTAAAGTTGAATCGGCTAAAGTTCTCCCAAGATTGGCAGAGTAATTATCTAAGAAAGCAAGGCAAGGTGGTGCTTTAGATATTGCACTTAAAACAAGTGCTAGAGGTCAAGAGAGATTCTTCAACACACTTAGAGAAGCTTCTGATAAAATCATGCAAGCTGGTTTAGACAAAGCTCTATTCCACATGTTTGAAGCTGGTACTAAACTTGTTTCAGTCCTGACAGATTTATTAGTTGGTGTTATATCTGCTGCAAAGGGTTTAGCTTTATTAAAGAAATCTATGGATGATACCGTAGGTGGTAACGCTTTATTGGTTGCTGGTCTTGGTGGTTTGTTATTCGTTGTTCTTAAAAACTATAAAGCTCTTATTGCATTATGGCAAGTCTTTAGGTTATTTAAAGCTGTTGGTGGCTTATCAGCAATCTTTGCTGGTGGTGTCATCGGTAGAGCATTAATCCTAGCTGCAAGGTTTACCCTTGTTGGTACAGCAATCTACGGATTAATGAAATATGCTCAAGCATTAAGCGATAGCGAGAAAGGTTATACAACATGGATTGATGTTTACGGAATGAAACTTCAACTTCTTTACGCTAAGATTGAAAACTTCATTTTAAAAACAAGAGTTCTATGGAAAGAACAAGGTGTTAGTGGAATACTTAGCGGTCTAAAAGATATGTTGTTCCCAGAGCTATACACAGATCAAATGTTCAAACCAAAAACAAAAGGTAATGAACAAAGTTTGAGAGGTAATCCAGCTCCACCTAAGCCTGTAATACCTTATAAAAATCAAACAACATCAGTACCAACACAACCTATGTCTGCACAATCATTTAACGGAACTTTAGACATTAAGGTTAACGGTGAATATAGACAGAGGTTAAACCTTAACGATGTTGGTAATCAGTTGGCTACTATTCAGGCGAATGTTTAATGATATATACAATTATTCTTAAAGATAAGGATGATAATACCACAAGTATTATATCTTTTGATTCTGTGAAGTCAGTTAGTGAATCGTTATCATCTCAAACAACAGATAACACTGTCGAGTATGGCTTCCCTGTATCAGATCACATTCTTTTGAACAATATAACTTTTGATGTAGATGTTGTTGTTTCTAATATTTCACTGTTTGATGAAAATCTTGAAATAAGCTGGGATGAATCTACACAGTCTTTTGAGACTCTTGGTGAACCGACATTAGATTCTCACATAACAATGAGAAGAGAGTTGAAAGCTTTAGTTCTTGGTAGGAAGGTTTTTAGCCTTCTTATCACTGAAGATAACTCATTCAAACAAGACGTTGAACAGAAAGAGCAACAACTTCTAAAATCAATCGTAGATCAGTATGATAATTGTGTTTGTAATAGTTTGGTTATGTCTGAGAATGAAGCCATCAATGGTGCTTTCTATGCTAAATTACAGATTAAGCAAGTCAAGATGGCTTTCATTCAAACTAGAGAATTAGCACCAGATGAACAATACAGACAGATTGAAAAGAAGAAAGCTGAGCCAACTTATCAATCTCAAAACTCAGTAGATCAAGCTAGTGCTGCAACAGGTGATGATAGTGCTGATGTTTCTAAAGCAATGAAAGAGCAAGAGGATGTTTTAAAGAAAGCTAAAACACCACAAGAAATTGCAGAGGAAAAAGCTAAGATTGCAACAAGCAATGCAAATAAAGCTGAAGTTGCTAAGACGAGTGCTGAAGTTGATAAGGTTATTAAAGAGAATATTGAATTGCAGAATAGGTTGGGAAGATGATTAACGATTATACAGATTTATATTATTTAATCAACCTACCACTAAATAATGCTAAAAGTTATTACTGTGATTTAATCATTGATTCAATTAATTGTAATTTTTATTTTGAATGGAATGAGAGGTTAGGTACTAGGTACTTATCAATTATTACATCATCAGGTACAACAGTTTTATCAAGAACACCATTATTTACTGATAATGAAATTTACATGAATGTTAATGCAACAATGATTGGTTTAAATGATGTTCTTATTAAACTCGTTAAAAAGGATTTAACAAAACCTGATGATTTATTAAATTGGTCAGATAATTATTATATCTTCATTAAAGGGATTTTTGGTGATGTGTATGATGATTTTAATAAATTCAAGTTATCACTATTAACAGATTAAAAGGAAGTAATATGTCACTACCAGAGAATACTCAATTTGGAAGGCAGCTAGAAGTTAGGATTAAGAATTTTGAAACAAACACACTAACAACTTTCAACTCTGGTTTTGATATAGAGTGTCAATTCTATAAAACAATTGATGAGGTTACGGAAGCTTCCATTGGTAGTGTTACAATATATAATATTACTGATGAAACGTTCCAGAAAGTTAATTTAAAACATTGTGAATTAGAGTTCTTATACGGTTATGTTTATGCTGGTGGATTAAAGAGGTTATTCCTTGCTGATGTTGTTTCTGTTGACAGATCAACTGATAGTAAAGGTAACATCATTACGGTGTTTCAAGTTTCAATTAACTTTAGACAATATAATTTCCTACCATTAACAATATCACAAAGAGAAACGAGTTTAGGTAAGATTATATTTGGTTTATCTGATATTTACGATGTTGGTATTGATTTTAAATTAGATAACATTCCAAAAGAACATAGAGATGTTGTTGCAGAATATGTTATGACTGCAAGAGTTCCTAGAGTTTCATATGTAGGTAATTTCAAGAAGTTCTTTGATGAATTAAAAAGAACATTCGGTGTCATCTTGCATTCAAATGATGGTGTTAATGGTGTTGCTAGTAATGGTAAGAAAGCGGAAGTTGTTCAAGGTTTAACTTTCATGTTTGCTAACAACCAAGTTCCAGCAGTTATAAGTAAAGCAACAAAACCTTATCAGAAAATATCATCACCTGATTTAAGTAAAGATTTGTTCCAAGAAGATATTCAAGACGATATTGTTACAATATTCAACTATGAAACAGGTTTATTGGAAAGTCCTAAAGTTGAATATAAGATTCAAAAAGTACCTGAAGATTGGAAGTTTAATAAAGGTGAAGAACAAACTTTTGAATCTCAAGTAAGACAACAAAACCAAAACATAAAAGCTGCTGAAGCTGCAAGTAAACGTGCAGAAAGAGAGAAGAAAGCTAAAGAAAAAGGTAAGGTCTTAAAACCACAAAAACCTAAGAAGAAAGGTACAATCTCAATAAA